GACCACGCAGCAGAACTCGCTCGACCTCGCGGGCGCGACCATCGATCTTGCGATGTTCGACGAGCCGCCCAAGTCGCCGCGCATCTTTGAGGAGGTCCGCAAGCGTCTGCTACGCCGCCAAGGCACGCTCCTCATGTGCCTTACGCCCGTGAACGCCCCGTGCGGGTGGCTCCGCGATCTCTGCGAGGCGGGGCAGGTCTCCGACCATCACTGGAGGCTTGAACCCGAGGCGATGATCCCGGTCGGCGAGACCGATCCGCTAACGCTCCCCGACGGTACGCCGATGGACGAGGCGTGGATCGACGAGCTCCGGCGGAACACACTCCCGCAAGAGGTACCCGTTGTCGTCGACGGCGAGTGGGAGATGCGCGTCGAGGGCCGGGTCTTCTCGCAATTCGACGCGACGCAGATGGTTTCCGACGTTCCACCCGAGGGCGAGCAGGTGATCTGCCTCGGGATCGACCACGGCAGCAAGGTCGGCAAGGAGTGCGCGGTTCTCGTGCTCGTGGATCGCTCGGGAGACCAGGACCGGATCGTAGTGTGGGACGAGTACGTGGGCCGGGAGAACACGTCGACCAGCCAGGACGCGCGCGGAATCCTCGACATGCTCAAAAGAAACCGGATCCGGTGGTCCCAGCTCGACGAGGCGTGGGGAGATCGGCTGTACATCCGAGGACCCGCCGACAAGAAGTCGAACCGCGACATGATCGACAGTGTCGCCCGGCTCCTTAGCATCCCGTCGCAGTCGCTCTCTCCGTCGATCCGCACGGTCAAGCGCGGGCGAGGCCGGGGCAAGGGCTCCGTAGACTCTGGCTGCCGGTATCTACATCAGGCGATGGTTCATGATGGCCATTTTCAGGTGCACCCCAGATGCGAAAAGGTCATCGAATCATTGCAGAAGTGGGATTATCGGGACGACGAGTGGAAAGACGCCATCGACGCTATACGGTATTCTCTACAGAGGCAGATTTTCGCGCCCGCGCGCCGTCGCAAGCAGAAACGCCGGCTCTACCTGTACTGAGGTCCGACCATGTACCAGCCCGGATACCCGGACACGCCGAGCCTCCCCAACCCGCCGACGCCCCGCAACGCCGCGGAGTCGAATCGGTGGGACGAGACACGCCAGCGCCGCCGGATGCTCGAAGGCACATGGCGGGACGACCTGGAGCGCCGGCTCCAGTCGCACCTCGGGAGCGTTCGCCGCGACGCTTGGGGGCCGATCTCGCTGGCGTTGAACCCCTACAAAAACATCTGCCGCGAGCTCTCCGTCTTGTACGACGCCGAGCCGGCAGTGATGCACGACCAGATTGAGGACCCCGGCATCGCTCGGGCGCTCTCTCTCGGCGGCCTCTGGCAGATGATGCAGCGGGTGCAGGTCTTCACGCTCGGCTTGAATGAGTGCTTCGTCCGGCCCCACGTCGACGACCGCGGGCGCTTCTCGTTCCGCATGGTCACGCCGGACTTTGTCCGCGCCTACGCGACGATGGACGACCCGCGCAACCCGGTCGCGCTCCTGGAGTACCGGATGCGCCGGCTCCCCGCGACGGAGCCCGGCGGACCGCGTCCGCTCGGGTGGACCATCGATCACTACGACATCAGCGATCCCGAGGCGCCGGTCTACTCCGTGCACATCGCAGACGACGACGGGACCATGGGCGCGGACGTGTCGGCGGTCTACCTCGCGACCGAGAGCAACCCCGCGGGGGACTTCGTCGGCGACGCGTACCCGTTCCGCAGGACGAGCGGGCGCCCGTTCATTCCCTACCAGCTCTACCATTCGAGCGGCGGCGGCGGCCATCTGTTCAGCCCCTACGACGGGCAAGAGCTCGTGGAGGCATCGCTCGACCTCTCGGTGCTGCACCAGATGGTGGTCCACGTGTTCCGCGATGCGTCGTGGCCGCAGCGCTACGTGGTCAACGTCGAGCCCTCTGGGATCTCGATCGTGGAGACCATCGACGGAGCACGGGCCGAGGTCGTCACGGATCCCGCATCGCTGCTCCAGTTCGCGAGCATCCCGGACGCGGAGGGCCAAGGCCAGCCGATGATCGGGCAGTTCTCCGCGGGCGGCGATCCCGGCAAGATGGAGGAAACGCTCGCCAACATGGTGGCGCGCGTCGCGTCCGATGCGGGCGTTCCACCGTCTGACGTGCAGAGGCTCGGAGGCACCGCTCGAAGCGGCGCCGCGATCTCGCTCACCAACGAGGGCAAACGACAGGCCCAGCGCCGCTATGCGTCGGTGTTCCGCGCGTCAGACGAGCGGCTGGTTGGCATGTGCGCGGCGATGAGCAACCGCGCGACCGGAGCCCAAGACGGCGCGCGCTACGTCGAGGGCGGGTATCGGGTGCTCTACCACGAGCTCCCGCTATCACCGGACGAGCGCCGGGCGCGTCGGGAGGATGCGATCGCGATGCTTGAGGCCGGGTTGATCTCGCCGATCCAGGCTTACCAGGAGCTCCACCCGGGCGTCACGCGAGCCCAGGCAACGCGGGCGATCCTGGAGATCCGAGACCCCGACGCCGCCGACGCGTTCCGCGACGACGACGACGAGCCCGAGGCCGAGTAGTGCCGTACAAGCCACCCAAGGGCGTCGCCGCCGCCGCCCGTCGAGCCCTCGACGTGCGAGCCCAGGCCGCACCGAGCGCGCGCGGGCTCACCCCGGTCGGCATCGCTCGGGCGCGCGACCTCGGCGGGCGTCGTGAGGTCTCGATCCAGACGCTACGCCGGATCCTCGGCTACCTCTCGCGGCATCTCGTCGATAAGCAGGGCGCGACCTGGAGCGAGCGGGGCAAGGGGTGGGTAGCGTGGCATGCGTGGGGCGGCGATGCCGGCGCACGGTGGGCGATTCGTGAGCTACGCCGCGACGACGCGGAGTGGTTCGAGGTCTGGTCAAGAGGCCGACGTAACCGGGCGCTGATGCGCCATCTTAGGAGAGAGAGCACATGAGCACCGACAACCCGACGAGCGACGGACCGCCCAACAACCCGGTGAGCTGGGATCGCTTCGTCAAGGTCAACGAGAAGCGGGCCGCGCTGGAGGCACGCGTCGCCGAGCTGGAGACGCAGACGCAGGCGTGGCAGGAAAAGGCCGCGACGGCCGACACGCTCGCGCAGCAGGTCCAGCAGTGGCAGACGCGCGCGGAGCAGGCCACGCAGGGTCTCACCGAGTATCAGGCCGCCGCCCGTATCGGCGTCACGGATCCCGAGCTCTACGAGGCGGCACGGTGGGCGCACTCGCGACTTCCCGAGGCCGACCGCCCGGGATTCTCCGACGCGCTCGCGGCGTGGAAGCAGGACCCGAGCGCGGCGCCTCTCGTGCTCCGGCCGCACCTCGCACCCGATCCGGCTCCGGCTGCACCCGCGGCACCCCAGGCCGCACCGGCTCCGGCTGCACCGCAGGCCGCACCGCCCAACCCCAACACGGGGACCGCTCCGTATTCGGGCGCACCCGAGGCGGTGGACCTCGGCAACCTGGAGCACTACCGCACGCACCGGGCCGAGCTCCGCAAGACCAAGCTTTTCTGAGCCTTGACGGGTTGTGGGCATCGTTGTACGCTGCTCACAGCCCACCGGGTCGCTCCCCGTAAAACGCGCGCCGGGCATGACTGCATTGCGGTCGTACCCCCTTATGCGCGCACCTACGGTGCGAAAGAGCGTCCAACATGGCTAACGAAGTCACTAACGCAGGTCTGATCCCAGATCTCCGCCTCGCCCGGATCCTGAACAACGAGATCCAGCTTCTGCTCGCGGACCGGTTCTCCCTCCGCACGCACCCCGCGATCTTCAACGCGGGCAACATTTCGGGCCGCGGTAGCGCGGTGATCTCGATCCCGCAGGCCGGCTTGAACGGCTACGACATGATGGCCGCCCCTGCCGGTGCCGGCGCGGGCGAGCTCCAGGCCGTGGACAACACCGCGTTGACCGACGCGTCCGCTGACATCACGATCAGCCGCTTTGCTCTCCGTCGTGAGATCAGCGACCTCGCGAACATGACGGATTCGGTCGGCCTCACCGCCGAGCGTCTCGCCGCCGACATGGTCGGTGGCTACGAGATGGCCGTGACGAACGCGATCTGCGACACGATCGACGGATTCACCGCGACCGCCGGGACCACGGGCGTCGACCTCTCCGTCGACGATTTCTTCTCGGCTCTGTTCACTCTGGAGCAGGCGTCGGTGCGGACCCCCTACGTCTCGGTGCTGCACCCTGTCCAGGTCACCGACCTCCAGAACAGCATCCGGGCCGAGGGCGGTGCTCTCCAGTACATCGCCGCGACTCAGGAGATGCTCGCCGCCAAGGGCCAGGGCTTCGCCGGCTCGTTCCTCGGTGTGGACATCTTCAAGTCGAGCAAGGTCCCGACCGCGAACGCCGGCGCCGACCGCGCGGGCGCAATGATGGGCTACGGCGCCGTTGGCATGGCCGAGGGCTCCGTCCGTCCGATCTCCGCTCTGAGCGGCGCGCTCCAGTTCCCGGCCGGTACCGTGATCGCTGTCGAGTACGAGCGCGACAGCTCGACCGCTCTGACCGCGATCACCGGAAATTCGTATTTCGGCGTGGCCATCCTGCAGGATGCCATGGGCGTCTCGATCGTAAGCGACAGCTAAGAGTCTCGGCGGGAGGCCGGGCGGGGGGCTCTGCTCTCTCTCGTCCTCCCGCCTCGGCCTCCCGCCCCTACGGCACCCCAACCAAGAGAGAGAGCAATGCCCACCGACTTTTCTGGAGGACGCGCACCGACGCGGCGACAGTCGCACCGATCCGCAGTCCTCAACGAGCCCGCGCGCCCGATGTTCGATTTGAAGCACCACCCGGCGCGGTGGCAGGAGGTCGACGGCGAGCTCCTCCCCAACCTCGCACGGCTCAGCCATCAGCGCGGCGTCAACAACGTCGATCACAGGGGAGACACGACGCTCGCCGAGGTCAACGCGAGCCGCCAGGGCTGGACCATTCTCCCGCCGTCCTCGTGCCCGGCGTCGATGACTCCCGACGGGATCGAGGGCTACGTCCGCGTCTACGACGGCAAGGGCGGGCCGATCCACGTGACCCCGTGGGAGCGCCCCCGGGCGCTCGGGTCTCGCGTTGTGTGGGACCGCGACGAGGAGGGATATCGCGTCTGGCTCCGGCACCTCGTGGCCGAGGGGTTCGTCCCGCCTCCAGATTCGGCGGTGGTCGACATCATCCGTGAGGGCCTGATGGCCAAGCGCGAGCGGAAAGCCGGCGCGGCCGACGTGAACCCCTACGCGCGACACGCGGTGGGCAAGATTGACGAGGACCTCGCGCGCCTCGACGCCGCGTGGGCGCTGGCCAATGGCGAGCAGCCCGCACCCGCACCCGCCCCCAAGGCGAAGCGCGGTGGCAAGTGAGCGGCGAACGTCGCGAAATTCGCGACGCCCGCGACAAGTTTGAGCGCCGTCTCATCGAGAATGGCGTCCCCCAGCGCGAAGCGCGCAAGGAAGCCGTCAAGCAGGCCCAAAAAGCCGACCGAACACAAAAGAGGTAGCACATGCCCAGCATCGGAAAGGCGGCTCTCGGCCGTCCTCTCGTCCGTCTCCGCGCTCTCATCGAGGCGTCGGAGCTCGTCGCCGCAGGACTCACGCAGTCGATCAGCCTCGGGACCCTCCCCGCGGGCGCCGTCGTCGAGCAGGTCATGCACGAGGTCCCCGTCCTGCTCGCCGATGCGGGCTCCATCTCGGACGTGGACATCGAGGTCGGCACCGCTGGGACCGCCGGCTACCTGATCACGTCGACCTCCGTGTTCACCGGCGGCGCGCAGGCTCGGCAGGCGGGCGCGGGCACCGGCGACCGCGTCGCTCTCGGGTCCACCGAGATCCTCGCGAAGTTCACCGCGACCGGCGCCAACTTCGGCGACGGCTCAGCATCCGACCTGGACGCCGGCCTCGTGGCTGTGACCGTCCTCTATCGGGTGGTCTGATCGATGGCGCACAACGGTAGCACCTTCCACGCGGCTCGATTCGTGCTCCCGGACCTCATCGTCCGGGGCCGCGATTCTCACGCCGTGCTTGAGGTCTACTACAACGGTGCGCGCAAGAATTTGAGCGCCGCGACCGCGACGATCACGCGTGGCGACGGCTCGACGTTCGCCACGCCGACCGTCGTGCTCTCGGACGGCAACAAGCTGGGGACCATCACGATCACGGGCGCGTCGACCGCATCCGAGAGCCTCTCGGACGCGTGGCGGATCTCCTACGTCGTGACGGTCGACGGCGAGACCTATGAGTTCAGCAACGAGGCCATGCTGATCCGGGCGGCGCTGTACCCGGTACTGACGGATCCCGACCTCTACAAGCGCGTGAGCAGCCTGGACCCCGCAGGCACGACGCCGATCACCGCGCAAAGTGACTACCAATCGTTCCGCGATGAAGCGTGGATCGAGATCCAGCAACGCATGATCCAGGCCGGCAACCGGCCCGCGCTCGTCATGTCGCCGACCGCTCTGCGCGGCGTGCACATGGAGCTGACGCTTGCGATGATCTTCGAGGACCTCTCAACGCGGCTGAATGAGGCATACGAGGCACGGGCTCAGCAGTACCGCCGGCAGTACGCCGAGCGGTGGCGGAGCCTCACCTGGAGGTATGACGCCGACGAGAGCGGCACCGCTGACAATAGCGACCGCCGACGAGGCCACGGGACGCTCTGGCTCTCGGGCGGGCGCGGTCGGGCGTTCCGATGAGCGCGCTCTCCGTCGTCGCCGTGCGGCAACGCATAGAGGCGGCGCTAACCGCAGACGCCCGCTTTACGAAAAGCCGATTCAGCTCGG